GAACCGTAGATGCTTCTCCAGTTATAATAACCAAACGAGTAACGCTCATAGCCCTTAACAAGCAAGTTGTCAGTGACAAAATCGACTTGCATGTCTGTTTCGAACTTAATGCGCTCCATATACGCCAAGCCATCGATGTTGGTGAGGAGGAACCAAGCATAGGACGAGGTCAAGAAGTCGTTGACCATGTAGCCTTCGCTGAGTCCGCCTGCCGTCATCATGATCGCGTTGACGTCGTTATCTGCAGTACCGGGACGCAATTCAGTCTTCGTAAGACGAATTGCAACTGGTTCCAACTGCGGAGGAACGATGAGCTTGCGGCCACGAGCAAAGATCTTCAAGCCAGCCTGATCTTTGAAGTTAGCACGGATTGCAATCATTGCATTCAGTAGCGTAGCTTCGTTCAAATCAACCTGAGTCGTTGGCGTGTTAGCAACCGTACCACCGTCAATTGGATGCGCCGTGGAGCAAAGTGCTACACCGTCACCGCCAACTGCTGCGTTGTACGTCTGTGCCGTATTAAGGATGTTCGCGCCATAAATTTCCTTAGTCTGCTGGAATGATTCCACCAAGCCAAGGTTAGATGGCATGAACTGGGTCTTGTAGAGGTTATCGTCAATTGCCTTACGGGTAATCGCGTAACCCAGAGCAATTTCAGTATGCTCTTGGTTCCAAACGAAACGCTCACCAGCATTCGAATCAAAAGCCGTCTGACCACCTTCGGTCTTGAGCTGTGCAAGGCCGAGGTAACGCATTTCAGCAGTGCGTTCCAGAGCCATCTTTGATTCGTGCTTCGTGAAGATCTTGTCGTATTGCGACGAGATCATTTCGTACTTGCCTTCAACGCCACGGAGGCCGGGGAGGAGAAGGTCTCTGATCTGACTTAGATTAACAGCCATAACACCTTACTCCTTAGCTGATGCCAGTTGGGCCAGCGCCGTTGCTGCGGAAGATTTCGTTGTTGAAGCCAACGATCACGTTGCAGTACTGGCTGGTTGGGTCGCCACCGTTTTGGAAACCAACTTGGTAGTCCACAATGGTGAATGGGAAGGTAACAGTCGTACCGACTGACGAGAGATACGCACCTGAGCGACCAGTTGACGTGTTTCCCGTACCAATGGAGAACTGAGCATACTGTCCCTGAACGCCGGAAGTCTGGCTGGACAATGTGCCAGTGATTGGGAAAGCTGTCGTGCTTGTCTGAACGATGAAACGAGCATTCGGATCATCAATGACATAAGCTTCAACGTCACCCGTTGCACCCGAACCCGGCCAATAGTTAGACCAAACGGTGCGGCCAAGAGAGGTGTTGAGGTATTTGCAGCCAACAAAAATACCAGCAAGAGTAGTCGTGCCGGGAGCTGCTTGAGTAATGTAACCATTAGCTGTGCTAACAACTGGCATTACTGGGTCGCCAGTGTAGATAGCAGTGCTGTTGCCTGACGCAATACGACGGACAGATTGGGCAAACGTAGGAGCGCCACCCGCACCACCCTGATACTGCGTAAAGCCAAAATACGCTTGCGTATTAGCCATAGCAATTTTTCCTGAGTGATGAGGTTGCTATGCGCCAAGCACTGCCAACCCCGACAAGATAACCCGCCTCCCACAGGGCAGGTTAGAAGCGTCCTTATTCCTGTGGAATAGGCATCGCTTCGTAAGATTTCTTCACCTGCGGTCTTACACGAGCATCGTCGCGTGAAAGAGTTCCATCAGGTGTTGTGCTAAGTTGCTGCTCTTTTGCACGCACTTGATTCCTAGCACGACGCAATTCTATAGCTTTTGCCTCATCTGTCAACTCTTTTGGTCGCTCCATTAAAATCATGCCATCGCGTTCAATTGTATTGTAATTTCCCGTTGGCATTAATGCTTTATGACGGGCATCCCGATTGGCCGGAACAGGTGTCCAGCCGCCGTCAGCCAATTTAATCTGGTAAGATGGATCTTCTTGATTATAAATGGATTTTCGCTTCCATTCATATGACCATCCTTCTGGAACAATCCGAGGATCAATAAAATATTGGTCCGTATTTTCTAAATCCAAACCCTGCCGATGGGCGCGAATTTCCGCAACACGCTTGGCGGCGCGCTGTGCTGGGCTTTCTTCTCTGATTTCCGCATGAACTGCGGGACGAATATCAGATGGTGCTTTTTTAGATGTAAGCTTGGTTAGCTTTGGTTCATTGTCAGCCATTTGGCTCTCCTATCAATTAAGTTTGCCTTCTTTGCGAAGCGCGACCATGTTTTTAGCGTAATCTTCTGGTGTCATGCCCATCATTGAAGCCATGTCGCGCATCTCGGCGCTTAACCTGACAACTTGTGATTTGCTTGGTGTCCCAGATGCTGTGCGGGTAGTTGGGGCCGCAGGAAGTGATGTTCTTTTCTGCGTAGGTGCCGCTGCGACAGACAAAGCAACGTCCTCGCCATCATCGACGGGTGGTGGGGCTTTTCTAAAGCCCATTTGCTGCTCAATGAAGCCAAAATAGTCATCAGAATCAACCTGATAGCCATCCGCCATAGCAATATTATGCGCCCCAACCATCTTTTGATATAACCGTTGGTCAGTGACACACTGTGGATGAGCGCGAACCCATGCCGCTGAACGTGGCGATAGCTGCGAAGCTACCCGTTCAACAGGGTCATTAGTTTGAGGAGCAACTGGCGGTGGATTTTTAAGTCTTTCTTCAAGCGAAGATTTGCCATTTTGCAGCTGTAATAGCTTAGCTGCATTAAGAGACATGTTTTCTTGCACTTGAGCGGCAGCATCATAGTCGCCAGCAGCCATTGCTTGCTTAAAATGCGCTTTCATATACTCAGATTCGCGCTTAATCTTATCAATTGCGCTATTAATAAGGTGCAGATTGCTGTCCTGTACCTCTGCCGCTGCCTTTGTAGCGGTATTTTGTGCTTGATGGGCGCGTGCTTCAGCTTCTAACCGTAGCCGCTTCTCCGTTTCTAACCGTTCTTTTAATTCCGCTATACCATCTTCCGGTGTTTGCGAATCGTTAGCGGCAATTTTTGTTTCTGTTTTGTTCTCTTCAACAGTTACCTCTGGGGTATCCTCAAGAACTACGTCTTCTACTTGTTCCATGTGAAACTATTCCTTACCAAACAGCATCGGGAGCCGGGATGCGGCCACGAATGTCTATGTCACGCAACACACGGCACTGAACGCCATGCACATTCATCGACCAGCCATCAGATGGGCGATAGAAAACCCAGTCATTGACGTTTACTTCAACGCCCTTGAACCAATCTTGCTCTTCGTCAACAAATGCTAACAGTCCTTTTTTAACTACAAGACCCACTTTTCCCTGATATTTGTCTTCTTCAACATACTTATCGGTTAAGTGAATGCCGCTTTTTGTCTTGTTGGGGCGGACATATGTTGCAATTAAAACATGAGTATTAAATACTTCTATCCCAGAAATATCCCCTAATTCTTTAAGAATAGATTCCTTAGGGTCTACGTCATGGTGCATCCGTGTATACGGCATGTTATCCTCTTTCACCTGTTTTGATATTATGGTCAGCTTCAGACATAAGTTCTTTGGCCTTCTGCAAGCCGCGAATCATGCCCACTCTAAATTTGTAATCTTTGATGTCTTCGACGTTGCCATTGGCAAGAATAGCAAGCTCATCGGAAATCGCCTCGTCGATGAGGCGTCCAATTTCATACTCTAAAAGGCTGCTATATGTTTGTACCATGCGGTATATATACACACCGCATGGTATCTATTCCTATGGTAGATTTAAAACCTAAACAGTTTAATCTAAACCGTAAGCTTTAATCTTCTCAAGACGGCCCAATCCCCCACCAGCAGCATTGTCAATAATGTGCGTGGTCTTCATGCCTGCTGGGATGTTTCCGCCGTGCTTGCGACCAATTGGAGGCATGCCGGGGCGAGCTGCGCCCATTGGAGGCAACGGTGCGCCACCCATTGGAGCGCCCATTGGAGGCACCGGAGCAGGAGGCATACCACCTGCTGGAGGTGCTGGAGGCATTGGAGGCATTGGACGTGGTGGCATTAAAGGCATCTGCGGGGCAGCACCTTCAGCGCCATGTGGGTGGATCATGATGTTGATATTAGTTTTGCCCTTACCTTTGGCTGAACCACCATGCTTGCGAGCAATACGGCCACCATCAACGCCGGGAACTTCATGAGGATAGCCCTGACGTACATACAAACCACGACCAGCCTCGCCACCATCCGCATGGTGCATGCGCTTTAACGTCTTAGCCAAGTTAGCCTTTTTAGCCAAAGATGGATTCTTGCTGTGCGCAGCCTTTTCAAGCTTTTTAGCTGGGATCTTCTCGCCAGCTGGCACATGAAGCGCCTTATGCAGCGAACCCGGATGCTTGATAGCGCCCTGAATCCACTTTTCGCCGCCACCTTCTGCTTTACCTGCGCGACCACCCATGCACATCTTGCATGAGCAATCCTTGTGATGCATAGCACCGCCATCAGCCTTAAATGCCTTTGGCTTGAGGATTTTGTGCATTAACTTCTTGTCTTGCGCTTCATCGGAATGCGCAGCACCGCCCTTGGCATGGTGTGCGCGCACTTTACCGCCGCGCTTCTGGCCGGGGCCGGGATTTCCAGTTGGTTTTGGTCCAGTGTATTTATCCGCTGGACGAGGTATCGGCATTGGAGCAGGAGGCGTTGGTAAACCACGGCCCTTCTGAGCATTCATAATTTCATCGGCGCGAATCAACTTTGCGATATCGTCTTCCGATACTCCGCCAGCTACCTGCTTATGAATGCGGCCACCCTTCTTAGCAGCCATTGGAGAAATACCTGCGCGTGGCTTATTCAAAACATTGCTAGGCACAATTGCTGCGCCGGGACGAACAGAACGACGTGGCATAACTGTTGGCATATTGGATACGTTAGGAATCCCGCCCATTGCCTTATGTTCACGGTTTGTTTCTTTGTGTTTAGCCCCGCCACCGCGTTTCATGCCACCGATTTTCTTAACGCCAGCGCGTTCATCGTTAGCCATTTTGTCATCGCGGTTAAGAAACCCATCTACCGACATTGCGCGGCCACCCTCTTTACGGGCTTTGCGGTCAGCGCGCTTTTTAGTGTGGGCACCCAAAACCTTGCCACCAGACTTATACTGGCGCTTGCTAACTGGACGCATACCATTTTGCTTATCGGCCTCAAGCATGTCAGGTGGCGACCATGACGAAGAATCCACCTTGGTATGTGGTTCTCCGCTCTGAATATTCTTCAGACGGCGCTCTGCGGCTTCACCTGCGGCTTTACGATATTCACGCATTGACTTGCTCCAATACTGCAACGACGCAGCTATTTTGACCAAACATTACCTT